TCCTATAAACCTCAGCAAGATCACATATCAGCTCATCCTTGCTAAAGCTAAGCGCATCAACCAGGTTTAAGAGTTTTTTCCGGCACCCGCTTCAACGATCTCTAAAATGATATCCATGATAGGCTCTGTAGGCACGCGCCCTTTTTCGTTCCTTACATGGTCGTAAAGGCGCTTGAGCTGGTCCGGATCAAAAACTTTACGGACAGCCACAGAGATCTGCAGGCCGTCCCGGCCAGAATTGACATCGGCTAATGCATCGATTAACTCCATATCATCGAAAACGCCTTCATCGACTTCATACTCAAAGCCCGATTTTGTAGTGCCTTTATACATAACTCCTCCTTATAAACTGCCTGTTCCGCCTGTTGCTCCCGTTGCTCCCGTAATTGGTGCGATATACTCATAATGAGTATTGCCATCCTCATCCGGTGTCGCTGAGATTGTTACTTCGTAGCCGATTGCCTCATCGTCTTTATAGACAATATCTCCAACCTCAGTGATCTTGCCGTTAGGGATTACTGTACGCTTCATATACAGCCCAAGAATGCTGTCAATAACCCAAACGCCCTCATCACCTTCTTTGCTGTTGGCCTTGATCACAGTTTCATTACCGGATACGGTAACGTTATCATCGCCATACACAGCCTTCTGTACATTCACGTTTAAGGTTTCAATCATCTTAAACTTGAACGTATCAGTCTTGCCGGTCTGCGGATTCAGAACGACATCACCGCCCCAGGCTTTTATTTCGGTACTCTCTGGAGAGTTGGAATTGGTAACACCATCATCAGATACATAACCCATCCCCTTAAAAGCAGATGCAAGGCTAGATGCTGCAGTGGTTGGCGGCGTAGTGCCTGCTTTAGCCCGGAAGACTGCCCCAGTTACTTCCGGCTTTCCAACAGCCACATTTGCTTTTGTGTTGGTATTGCTCATGCCTTTTCCTCCTTATTGGTTACTAATAATGCGTAATTAAAAAAACCGCCTGATAGCGGTATTGTTTAGATGCTGTATTTGTAAAGTTGTAATCAGTATTGAGATGTACGCCACCGATGCCTGGCAACTCCACCGACTCTTTTACAGCGCTCTTGACCAACTCATTAAGCGCTGCAGCTTCAGCAAGTGATTTTGCACAAGACTGAAAAGCAAATGTCGATGTGGTGACCTGATCAGACTCAGATGAGCCTGTTTTTTCGATGATCACATAGCTCGCAGGTTGACTTTCTGGCCGTTCCATGTATGCTGTGACGTCAAGTTTTTCATTCAGGTAGTCAAGTATTGTTTTTTCAATCATTTATAACCACCTCACTTTGACATTGGAAGGCCGGACGAAGAAAGTGCTTTAAGTGCGGTATTATTATCCACCGAATCTTTGTATCCGGCATAACCAACCGGAAAGACCTGGCAGATAGATACATATTTAGCCGTAACAATTTTTTTGTCATATGGTTCGCCGGATAAAGACTGACCATGGCTAATTACTGCATCACCAGCTTCTTTAAGAACTTCTTGCATCTCACTGGATTTCATCAATTCACGTAGGCCATCAAGATTTAATTCAAATTCCACCCTACTCATAGCATTCCACCATCACTTTTTTATTCCAGTCCAGCGGAATCAAATCGTCAATGCCTTGTGTCGGCTTACCAAACACATGAAAGTCCTGGCCAAAAAATGAAACCTTTCTGTCTTCCCAGACATGAGTATCACCCTTCGGGATTCCAAGGGTATAAACAGCCTTTTTCCCGTACAAGTTGGTTGTTTCAAGAATTTCATTTGCGCTAGCAGGTGCCACAAGGACATTTTCAACAGTTACTGCAGTTTCTTTGTAAATTGGAGCACCAAAATCATCTGTTCCGGTCTGCTCCACAGTGTATAGAGTGACAGGAATACCATGGATCATATACAATCACCCCTATCCGCACTCCACATCTCAATAGTGCTTATTCTTTGTCTTCTAAGACCTAAGCGCTTAAGATCATTTTTCATGATGGCAGCGGCTATTCCGCCTCCGGGTACCGCAAAAGTACCAGACCATGTGTAGCCTAGTCCTCCCTGACTTTCTTGGCTCATAGGTTCGCCTTTTAGCTCTTGTCTCATGACTCTAGTAATAATATCGACGGTGACCAACTTTACGACATCTGAATAGGCGCCAGTCGTATCAGCTGCAATCATGTCGTCGATATTCTTACCAACTTTATCAGCCTCGTACCGTAAGGCATTACACACAGGTGGAATCAAAGCAGTAATACGATTTTGTTCAGCTGTAGTGTAAGCCTTACCAGTCAAAGTCAGGACATCCTGCAGAGTCGCAAAGTTGCTCACTGCTTTGCTACCCGTTTGCGCCTGGTCTTTTTCTTTGGTGTATCTTCAGGTGCTGGCTCTTGAATTGGCTTTTTGGGCTTTGCGGGTGGAGTAAATGGGATTTCCACCCAATCTTCACCGCAAATAGCCGCCATGGAATCAAGAACAGCACCATTACGTTTGTTCTTGTATCTCATGAAGCCCTCCTTTACTCTGGCCATTGAATACGTCTTAAAAGATGTCCACAGCCCACTCTGGTGTCAGAGTAGATTGGAATGTTTGCATGTCTGCATCTCTCGCAGAAGAACAGATCTTCAGAGAGCATGCCCCGGTTATCATCCTCATAAACTACCCACTTATACCAGGGGTATGGAATGCTGTTAAAAACCTCAGTGCGTATCAGTGCACATCCCATTCCACCACCATGGATCTGTATTATATACGTGCCATCATCTCTTAAGCCCTTCACTTCTTCAGCAGTATATTCGGATTCCAGCGGATAATTAAATGGTCCAAGCTTGCAGATATTAACCCTGCCTCGATAGATATTGTCTGCATCCCGATGAGCATAGTATCCAAGGCAGACATCCTCGTCATGCTCCAGGAGATTAAGAAGCGCATCTTCTGGAAGTACAACATCGTTATCAACCATGAGCACAAAATCCACCTCGTTGTCGATGGCGGTCTGTGCGATGCGATTCCTTGCGGTGGCAACATCATAACCACGAACAAACTTAAAAAGAAGTTCATGATCTCCAGGATCTAAGCCGTAAATGGATTCAAAAGTATCCGGATAAATGTTTTCGTATGTTGGAACTGCTATTAATATCCTCATATTGTCTCCTTAATCAGGTTTGCGATCCGCTCCCTTGAGTGACCGTCACAAGCTCCGCCTGTACGCTCCAAACATCGTCTGTCTGCGTCCCTCTGGCCATGTGCACTCCGTATCATATCAACCAACTCCCTGTCTGTCTGGCAGTATCTGGACGAATACTCATCCGGATACTTCAGATACATGCCCCTGGATCTTGTATAACCAGGCTCTTTTTCGAAAAGAACAACCGGCTTTCTAAGAACATGAGCATCAAGCATAATAGAGCTGTAATCAGTGATCACAACATCACAATCTAAGAGATACGGAGTGGATGGAACATACGGAGATGCCTCGATAATGTGCCGATAAGTGCCAGGTGGAACATTTAAGATAGGTCCTGTCACCATGTGAGCTTTAACAACAAATAACTCATCATCTGTGAGCATCTCGTCAAGCTTTCTCCAATCAATATCAGCTAGTCTACCCTCGTTCCTGTTCCTAAAGGTCGGAACATACAGATATGACCGCTTATTTGCCAAAGGTGTCCCGCCATCTCCCTTCTTCCTGCCAAAGTACAGGTCAGTTCTGGGCATTCCAAGCGGTAGAACCCTGGATTCGGGCACTCCACTCTGTCTGGCGGTTATTGGTATCATTTCTTCGCTGGTAGTGATCACCCATGTCAGGAGCTTTGCACCGACTTCTGTATGATATGGGCGTGGTTGGTCGAGTCCGAAAGTTTTAGCACCGGCAAGCCCATGGCCTATCATGATTGCTTTGCCTGGGCTGGCACCGATAAACTCATCACATACCCGGATGGAGAATTTTTCTGACCCAAGCCTGTTATCCCTTTTGCCTGGACGGGTCCGAATAAACTGCTTATCATTATCGTAAAAGTCAAACAGGGCAGCGATATTTTCTGCCCTGATCAACTCTTTGTTTGACGTAAATAATGCCGGTTTCATACATTATCTTACTGGCCAGTAGCTCCAGTAGCTCCAGTGGCTCCAGAAGCAGCTCCGCTCTTGATCAGTGCGAAGGCCTTTTTGTCAAGGATGCCCCATCCAAGATACAGCTCACAGCGGATATATACCTGGTTGTGGCCCTGCAGATCGCCTGCAGAAGTATCATTATCCGGGCAACCATACTCAATAACCTTAAGCGGGATCTCTTTTGCATAGCCCCACTTAAAAGCTCCCTGGAAATCTCCAAGTACAGCAAGGTCATCAGATCCACCAAATGCAACTGTAGAATTTACATCAACAGGAAGCCCATTGATCGCTCCAGGAGCACGGCCCCAGCCTAATTCTGGGAATCTCGGCTGCTGGTTATTAGTTCCAAGTGTAAGTTTAGCTAATTTTGTTCTGAATGCCGGTGCCATAGCCATGCCGGACACATCATAATCATATGCTCCAACCATGCCAATAGCGGTCTCAACCAGTGTATTAGCATCAACTTCATATCCAACAGCGCCTTCATAAGCTGCATCTACTCCGATATCGAAGTAGTTAGTGCCGATGATGGTTGCGTTGGTAGCGGTACGGGGGTTCATACCATGGATCGCCATGATATCAAGGGCCCTTGCTGCCTTCTTAGAAAAGCCGTCTACGAAACTTCTTAAAATATCAATCTTTGCCTCTTCAGAAGCGAAAAGGAACTCGTCAGATACACGAGCACCATACTCGATCTTCAGCGGGTTGATGATAACCGGGGAAATACCAACATTGCCGGCTGCCTTTGCAGCATTCTCAGCAACGAGGTTTGCTTCAGATCCCATTGTGAAGACGAACTCTTTCTGACCGTTAAACGGTACCGGTTCCTGTGCACACAGTGCAGCCAGGGAGCTCTTGCCCTTAATATTATTGATTAAATCTGGAATTAAAATTGGATCAAAATATGTAGATTTACTTAAAGCCATTGTTATTCTCCTTTCGATATGCCTTTTTTATTCTTCAAGATTTGAAAGCATATTCTTGAAAGCTGCATTTTGAGCAGCATGTTTATTGTTTGGATTTGATACGGGTTCATGGCTTGCAGCCGGTGGTGTGTAGCGTGATGCTGCAAAGTCTTTTGCCAGCTCTTTGGCGTCAGCTTCCCACTCTTTCTCGTCTGCCCCTCTCAGTCTGTCGGCATACTTGATATCAAGTCCTGCCTTAAGAGCGATCCTCGTTTTTGCCAGGTCGGTCCTGTATTTCTCACTCTCTGCAATCTTCGCATCTTTCTCTTTTAGCGTTTCT